CAAGTTTACACTTTTTTTTAGAATATATTTTTTTTGACTAGGTGAAAATTTATTTTTTTTCATTTTTGCCAAAAAGTGTTCAAAGTGTTCACTTATTGCGATTGGAGCCAATGGAGGCCGATTTTGGTTTACACTTAGGTGTACACTTAGTGTAAACTAGTGTACACCCTCCTTCTTGGCTTTTCGCACCCAATGTGAGACTCTGTTGTAGTCTAAATTCAGCTCTTTTGCGATGTCGCAAGTCCTTCTGTTTTCCGCTACCATATTCTCTATTTGTCTCACTATTTTTATAGATAAACCATGAACTCTCCTGTGATCTGTGAGTTTTAGAATTTCACATAAGTGATGGTATTTTACACCAGTCATATACATAATTTCTTTATATGGTACACCTTTCTTATATAATTCTAGCACCTGATCGGCAGACTTCAGGTGAGAGCAAGTGTTCTTGGCTCTCTCGTTAGTCAACAGATACTCCTTGTATATATAATTATTTACTAGATGCTTACTAATATTTAGTATAGTAGCTATATTCTTATTCATTACTTTAAGTTTATATAGCCTAACTATCTCATCTTTCTGTTCCTGAGTTAGTGATGTCATACCGCCATTCCGTTTAAATAATCCCTGCATTCCAATACCTTGGCCTTGGCCATCTCAATCACCTGGGGATCATACTCGATGTCAAACTCCTTGATTCTGTACTTATCTTCAACATGAGAGTAGCTTACAGGCTCTTCATAAGTCAAGAACTCTGGGGTGTCTTGCAGGGTGTAAACCAACTTAGCCTTTTTTAAGCCCGTCAGGTGCATATAAACCTGTAGTTGATAGTAGTATCCCATGTCAGGGGAATCGTCAAACAGAGGGAAAGTAAAGCAGTCCCACGAGGTTTTAAAGTCATAGACTATACCCTCGTGGAAACAATCGGGAGTACCTGTGAAGAAATCATCCTCGAAGTGGTCAAGGTTCTTAATCATAAAGTCCTTGTTCATAGCTACCGAGTAAAACTCGATAGCCGTATCTTCTAATGCCAATCCCTTCTGGATGTACTTACTCTTAATGTGCTTCTTTACTCCGTAAATCTGCTCCTTGTACCAATCCTCTAGGTAGCTCTTTGTTGTCTGAGACAAAGTTTCTGTTTTACTCCGTGCATTAGTCATCAACTGACCAAGGGCACTTGCTCTGCATTTAAAGTTCATGATAATAGAAGTTTTTCGTTTTGTGCTGTTAGAATATAAACTGACTTAATTTGCTCTAAGGTTACCTTGCCATTGGCTAAAGAATCCTTTGCTCCTTGCCACTTAACATGTGATGGAGTTAACTCTTCTTTTTTACCGCCATGATCGTTGGTAGAGTCAGGGTCTTTTGTATCGTCAATTAAAAAGAGCCCATTCAATGCATATTTACGAGCATATGAGGAAGAACTACCAAAACTTTGAGCCACATCCATACCCTTTCGGTTGATGTCTATCCCTGCCTGGGCAGTTACTGCTCTGCCTTCCATGTCCTTCTGAATCGAAGCAGTAGCTTCTATGAAGACAATACCACCTACTTCTTTTACCTCGTCTTCAATAATCAAGGTACATTCATACTTCAATAGCAAAGGCTTTACCGCCTCGAGGATATCCTCAACAGAACGGTACTTGTACTTGCCGAATGCGTTAAACTGATTCTTTGGAGCTTTAAGCTCAGATTGGATTGCAATTAGTTCTTTCATGATTTTCGTGTTTTAATGATGTACAATTCTCCTATTAACTGGTCTAGTGTTTTTACTAGGTCTTCCATTATTTTAAGTGTTTATACTTGTTTAGTGTTTTAATCTCTGCGTATCGGAAGTTATACTGATCCCAATACATTTCGAAGGTTTTAAGAATCTCTCTTTTTTCACTATGGGGTACTTCCCCAAAGTTCTCTAGTATCCATTCTTTGATTCTATCCTCTACCATTGTTAATCCAATTAGTTGAGACAAATAGAACCCATTGATTGCCTAATCTCTTAGGCGGATAAACCCATTCTTCAGGCCATACACCAGAGCGAATAATCTGGTGAACCCTAGTTGATTTTTCGCTAAAGCCCCGTAGTACACCGTACTCGGTGGCAGTCATCATTTCGTAAAGCATAGTCTTACATTTGATTCTAGTTGTTCAACAATAAAAGGGTCTAGGATTGAGCATACGACTCGATAATGGTCGGTAAACCGCTCGTTGAGGTCATCGTACAATTCAAGGGTGAGAGACTTACCATTACCGAAGTAAAGGTCAAGGACAATACCTTCGTTGGTGAAGGATTCAAGCTCCAGGCTAAAGCCTGATTGGTCAAGGGTAAAGTGGTGATCTTTTAACATTTTGTTTGTGTTTAAGTGAATAACGATGCTAATGTACAAGAGTCTGCAAAACAAATGCAAGAAAATTATTAAATTTATTTTTGTTTTACACTAAGGGTAATTTTCTGGGCTGAATGGTTTTATTTTCCACTAAGGGTTTTGTTTTACACTACGGTCTTTTCCATTCTGTTTTACACTAACCCTATTTTTCCGCCATGTTTTACACTATGGGTTAAACCGCCATGTTTTACACTATGGGTATGGGTAGGCCGTGCCAATTCGTGCCAATTCGGGGTTCGGCATGGCATGGCAACCTTGCAACCTACAAAGGTCAAGGAGGGCATTTTTAGGCCCGTAGCGAAGCGATATTTTTATTTTGGTATCCTTACATGGCTAGAAATTTGGAGGGCTTAAAAGGGCTTAAAATAGGCTTAAAAAAAGGGACTTATTCAGTCCCTGTTAATTGATCAAATACAGAGGGTCGACCAATTGAAAATAAAATGAAATGATCCTCAAACCTTTCTATTTTTTCGGCTTCGAAATTATCCCTTACTAATTGCCTTAATATAGATTCATAGCAAGGGTCGTATAAATCTGGTAATTTTCTAAGCAAGATTAAAACCCTAGCTTTAATCCTGTTTAAATTGATTTCTTTGTCAAGATCGATTTTTTGAGTTTCCATAGTTTGTGAGTTTAGATTTTTTGTAGGTTTTAAGTAAATAATAAGGCCCTCAAATCTGAGGGCCATAGTTCGGGATATTTAAATAAATAGTTTATATTTTAACATACATATATAGGGTTTCCCAATCACCTTTGTCAATACCTAGTAATTCCTGTAATTCGTGCTCCAATTTTTCCTGTTCAGCATCAAATTTTAAAATTAATTTTTCGTAGCATTTGGATTCATTGGAAAAATATTTTTCCGTTTCTTTTCTCAAATGCATTACTGCTTGTATTTCTGTGATAATTAATGTAAATGCTCTCATTTTGTTTTTTCGATTGCGTTTGAAATTTCTTTTTGAATTTTAATAGGTAGTGATGCAACACAAAGCCAAATGTGGCCATCCTGTAATTTAAACCCATCATTAATTATTTCTATTAATGTGGTGTAGTGGTATACTACATCAAAAGGTTCTGCAAGGGATTCATTTTTGGAATCCCATATTATAAAATCTTGGTTGCTAATATTTTTCATAGTATTAATGCTCTAAAATTTGAATGTGCTTTTTTCCTTTGCGTTCACCACTACATAGGCCGCATTTTTCACAAGTACTTTTAAATCCCGCTTCCTTACTTGCGGGACATACTACAGCGTTTTTTACTAATTCTGGATCGCTAGTAGCAAGAAATCCGCGGAATCCCATTTTTTCTGCAATACCTAATTGCTTTTCATTATGGATCGAAGCCATAAAATAGGACGCAAATTCTGGTTTCTTTGCCCATTGGTGAGTATATCCTGTGTGGCTTTTGCTTACTTTGACCATGTCACCTACCAAATTAACAGGAATCAAAGTTGGTTCGCCATATGTCCCGAAACGGATGTACCTACCTTGCGAAATCTCTAAAATCCTTTTTTCTAACAAGTGGATCGCTGGTATATACTGCAAGGTCGTAAACTCTCTCACTATAGATTTAAGCATGGAAACAAATCCGCTAAACTGCATGTATTTGTGGGTGTAGCATTTTAAATAGGCCCTAAATGGGCAATCAAAACAAACGGAATCCGCAAGATCAAAAAACTTTTTAGGGTCTATCTTTGTCCCTTGCTTCATGCTCTCAGCTACATAATTGAACTGCAAATCTGAGAAACTATAGACTTGCAATATCTTTTCTTTACCGCTTGAAATTTTAGCGTTTGTGGTTACACCTAGCTTAAAAACTAGTATTGCGTCCTTTACTTTTGTCGTTACTCTCATGTTTTTTCGTGTTTAGTGTTTAGTGATTAAAGTAATTTAAGGCCCAACATATATCCCAAAATAAAAATTGGGATTAAGGCAATCACATAGTAAATAACTAGCCAGATTTTTTTTAGGGCTTTTCTCATGCTGTTTTTTGTTTTGGAGTTAAGAAATAAGTCAAGGCGAAAATCGATAAAGTTCCGCTGGAAATGATGATTAAATCTGTCATGTTTTTATGGGTTTTTGGTTATAAATTTTATTAATAAGTTACAATACCAAGCGAAAATCCGTCAATATCTGAAAAAAGGAAGATTGTTTTGGGATAATCAATTAGGTAAAAAATAAAGTCATCATCTTTACATCCCTCATAAAAGGCTATTTTATTGGATTTTAAAAGGTTTCTAAAATCGTTCGCGGATAGATTTTCGCAAATAACGGAGTGTTTTAATTGTTCCAAGGTTTTCATAAATAAGTAGTTAGGGTTAAACATTTACCAAATGTACAAAGGTCTGCAATTAATTGCAAGTAAATTGTCAAATATATTTTATGGAATAGTATATTTTTTTTGGTTTACCTTTAGACTTGAATATTCATTTTATTTCATTTTTAGTTGTCATGACAAATAAAAAAGGAGCAGGCGGAGCGAGAGAAGGAGCAGGCCGAAAGCCTAAAGTATTGGAAGTCAAGCTAATTGAACAAATGGATGCTATTGCAGTCCCTCAAAGGATATGGGAAGCCTTGTTACGAAAATGTGAGGAAGGTGACACGCAAGCCTTGAAACTTTGGCTAGCCTATCGGTTAGGGTTACCTAAGCAGCAAATAGACATTACTTCCAATGGCGAGAAAGTAGCACCTCCTATTCATTGGATAAGTAAGACTATTGAGATTCAAGAAGCCCAAGTAGTAGAGGATGAAGATACAACTACTTGAATACCAAGTATATAGGGTAGGGTGTTGTTGTGAGTGTACGGGAACCGGTTGGAAAGTGGAATTCCCCAATTAACTAATTTACCCATGGGGGGGTATGTTTCTGAGTGTACAGGAATCAAACGGAAAATGGAAATACCCAATTAATTAATTTAGCTATGATTCAACTTTTAGACGATTACAAGCCATTATTCTACGAGCATCCTGACACGAGGTACTATTTGGTTACGGGTGGTAGAGGAAGTGGTAAGTCTTGGACATTGGCTTTGTTTCTGCTGAACTTGACCTATGAGAAGGGTCATGTGATTCTTTTCACTAGATACACCTTGGTGAGTGCGTTTATTTCGATTATTCCAGAGTTCTTGGATAAGATTGAGATTATGGGCAAGATGAATGACTTTGATGTGACTCAGAGTGAGATTATAAATAAGTTGACTGGGTCTAAGATTCTGTTCCGTGGGATTAAGACTAGTAGTGGGGTAAATACTGCGAACTTAAAGTCGATTGCTGGATTGTCGACATGGGTAGTGGATGAGGCAGAGGAATTGACAGACCCTGAGATATTTGATAAGGTTGACTTGTCGATACGAGCGAAGGATGTTTACAACAGGGTTATCTTGGTAATGAACCCATCGTACAAGAGTCATTGGATTTATCAGGACTTTGTAAAGAATAAAAGAAAGGATACGACTTATATTCATACGACATACTTGGATAATAAGATTAACCTGAGTGAGTCGTTTGTGCAGGCAGCTGAGAAGACTAAGCGAGAGAATAGGGCGAGATATGACCACTTGTTCATGGGTACTTGGTTGGATGATGCGGAAGGAATGTTGTGGAACAGGGCGATACTAGGGAAAGCGAGGGTTGATGAAGCTCCGAACTTGAAAAGGATTGTGGTTGCACTTGATCCTGCGGTGACTGCGAACATGAATAGTGATGAGACGGGTATTATAGTGGTTGGTAAGTGTAAGGAAGGATTTGCGTATGTGTTGGAGGATTTGAGTGGGAAGTACTCTCCGAATCATTGGGCGAAGATTGCAAACGATGCTGCGTTTCGGTGGAATGCAGATTGTATTGTGGCAGAGAAGAACCAGGGTGGAGACATGGTAGAGGCTGTGTTGAAGGCACAGGGGACTACTACGAGGATTAAGCTAGTGTCGGCTACGAAGGGAAAGTATGTGAGAGCGGAGCCTGTGTATTCGTTGTATGAGAAGGGTCAGGTGTACCATGTGGGGAGCTTTCCGCTCTTGGAGAGTCAGATGGTTACCTTCGACCCTGATAAGGGGAAGTCGCCTGATAGAGTGGATGCGTTGGTATGGGGATTGACTGAGTTGATGGTCAAGAACCGAAGTCAAGGGTTCGTGTTGATAAAAGGAAAATTATTTAGGTAAAATTAGTACTTTTACAAAAAAGTGAGATATAGATGAATCTACTGAAAGCGTTTAGAACTAAGGATGCAGGTTTGCCTGTGGCTTTGCAATGGCAGTATATTAAGGGAGTATGGATGCCTTATGATGCAAAGGATGGTATTTACATTGATAAAGCGTATAAGGCTATCCCTGTTGTTCAGTCAGTAGTTTCTAAGATAGTAGAGAAGAGTGCGGATGCTGCACCGATGTTGTATAAGATTAAGGACAAGCGGTTTGCAGAGAAGTACTATGCGAAGAGAAAGTATTTGAAGAGTAAGGAGAATGCTACGGAGTTGGCTAAGTTGAGGGTGAAAGCGTTTGAGTCGATTGAATCTCATCCGTTCTTGCAGTTGATGGATATGCCCAACCCGACTAGCACGGGAAGACAGTTAAGAGAAGAAGTTGCAGGATATCTGTTGATTACGGGGAATGCGATTGTATATGCGAGTGTACCTGGTGCAGGAGTGAGAGCCAAGCAGCCGATTGAGTTGTGGAGTGTTCCGAGTCCGACTGTGAAGCCTGTTATGTCAGGGGAAAGAACTCAGCCGTTGGCAGGATATGCGATTACATATAACTTTGAGAATGTTATCCCTACTCAGCAGATAGCTCACTTCAAGTACTTCAACCCTGTGTCTGAGTGGCAAGGATATGAGAGTACATTTTGGGGATTAAGTCCGTTGAGGTCAAGTGTTAGTATTATATCTCAGAAGAGATATGCTGATGTGGCTCAAGGTTCGTTGTTTGCAAACATGGGGCCGAGTGGTATTGTGAGTGGTAATGCACGACACAGCGATCAGGCTGAGTTGACTGCTGAGCAGGCGGTTGCGATTAACGATTCGTTTAGACAGAACCACATGGGTGCCCACAACGCTGGAGACATTGTTGTGACTCCGAGTGACCTAAAGTGGGTGCAGATAGGCTTGAGTCCTGTGGACATGGGTATCTTGGACTTCAACGCTGACTTGGAAAGACAGATTGCTAACATCTATGGATATCCATCTCAGTTGTTGACTCCGCAGGGAACATTGGCTAATAGTGAGACTGGTGATACGAGAGTTATCACTAACTGCGTGTTGCCGTTGTTAAGAAAGATGGATGATGTGTGGACTAAGATGGCTAGACAATGGTATGGAGACAACAGCTTGGTAGTAATGTCTGATACCGATGTTTATCCTGAATTGGAAGGCGATAAGAAGGAGTTGGTGCATTGGATGCGTCAAGCGATGGTGTTCAGCCAGGATGAGATCCGTGAGGCACTAGGATATGGAACGATTGTAGATGAGACACAGGTGTTGGTTCCTACGAACTATATGCCGTTGGCTGACATGAGAAGTGGAGACTTAGAGATGGAGACTGTGCCGAGTGGTAGAAATGTACCGAGAGAAGACGAAGACATCGAAGATGATGATACAGACCAAGATTTTGACTAAGAACTTTGTAGCTGTTGATGGGATAATAACTGTCAAGGCTCAGAGGTTGGGTGAGGAGTATACCTGCTGGTGCAAGGCCGAGGATTATACATTCGAATTCAAGGAAGGAATGAGTACCAAGGATATTATAGAGCAGACTATAAAGCTGCTTTCTGTAATGCCATAACTAAATATAAACACGATGATATCAGAAGAAGAATTCTTGAAGGCAGAGATTGAATCTCTGAACCTGACGATGAACAATGAGCTATTTGTAGGCTTGGCTAAGAGTGTAGCTAACTACTGCAAGAAGTTTGATCCTAGTAGTGTAATTGACTACGGATGTGGCACAGGAGTGTATAGTGAGGTGATGCGACAGGAAGGATTTAACATCATGGCACTAGATGTGTTCAAGAGCCACAGAGACTACTGCAAGGAGCAGTATAGTGAGTTGAAGGTGATTGCTAGACCGAAGGCAGCAGAGATGATGTTGTTAATCGAGGTTGCTGAACACATGACTGACCAAGAGATTAAGAATGCAATTGATGTTATAGAGCCTAAGGTGATATTGTTTAGCTCTACTCCACATACTAATTCTAACGATGCAGAGTGGGGACATATTAACATTAAGCAGGAGGAGGAATGGATTGCATTCTGGAAGGTTCTAGGGTATAAGGTATTAGAGAAACCATCAACTCCTACGACATGGACTCTGATGCTAGAAAAAATTTAATTTACTTTATTTACTACGATGGCACATTAAACCATTTCCATGTATTGAACTTAAAGTTCTTGCAGGAGTATTGGAATGTGTTTGATGGTCAAAGGATAGTTAAGATAGCCGTAAAGGGTGACTATTCTTTGGCACCTATTGTGGATATGCTGCCGAAAGACTGCGAGTATCGAGTAGTGCAGAACGATGCTAAGTTTGGCGAATGTACTCACTTCTTAGACTCGTTGATAGAAATTGATGGTGGCATGACATTCTATGCACATTGCAAGGGAGTTACTCGACCGCAATGGTCTGGATTAAACATTTGGATTACACATCTGTATCGAAAGAACTTGACTACACCTCCTGTATTGGGAGATAAGCTATTTGCAGGTGTTTGTGCTAAGTTATTGCCGTGTCCTCCGTATGTTCCCTATCCGTTTCACTATTCGGGATCATTCTATTGGTTTGCTACCGATAAAGTTAAGGCAAGACTAAAAAATATGAAGTTGACCCTAGACAAGTACTTGACTGAGCAGTTCCCAGGTATTATGGCAAATAAAGATGAATGTATATTCGGATTTGGAAGCTCAGATGTAAATCATAACTTTTACGAGGAGAGAACTTGGAGATATTTAAGATGAAAGTAATTTATTCGGTCTTGTTCGGAGACTACGATGATGTCAGTCCTGCCCCTAAGTTTGAGGGGTGGGACTTTGTCTTATTTACCGATAATGCAGAGCTAAAGGTTGATGGATGGAAGATACGAGTGGTGAATGGCATTACAGATAGACAGAAGGAGGCTAGAAAGTACAAGCTTCTATCACACTTGTATCTAAGTGAATACGATTTGGTCTGTTATGCCGATGCGAATATTTCGTTTGTGCATGAGCCACCTAGTTTTCCGATATGGTTTAAGACTCGTGCCCATGTAGATGTCTACACTAGAGCGAAGGAGTTGGTTAATGAGGGCAAGGTAAATGAGGATCAGGTTAAGAGGCAGTTTAGGTATTACTTAGAAAGTAGGTACAAGGACAAGGCAGGATTACTAGATACTAACTTCTTTGTTCGGTCAAATCGAGATGCATTGCAGAATATCTTGATGGATGGTGTCTGGAAAATTGTGCAGGATTTTACTAGCAGAGATGAGTTGGCATTTCCTTATGTTATTCATTGGAGAAATATAAGTCCTGAAAATATCAAGCCACACAATGTTATGGCAACCTTTGTTACGATAAATAAGCACAAGGGAAAGGTTGAAGTTAAGAAGAGTGTTCAGGTACACCACATAACACCTGGTAGGTCAGACAAGAACATTGGAAAGGCTATAAACACAATAATCGAGGGTCTTCCTGACGATGATTGGATATGTCTACGAGACATTGATACGCTGCCGATGTATCACGAGAAGATATATCAGCAATGCGAGGAGATAGCACAGAGAGGTGACTTTGACTTGGTTGGTTGCATGACTAATCGTTTGGGGTTGCACTATCAGCTTGTAGGAGGACAAAAATCAGATGACTCTGACATTATGAATCACAGAAAGATTGCAGTTGACCTGTATAACGAGCATGGAAGTAATGTGATGTTCTTTAACCAAGTTATTGGTGGGCTGTTTATGCTGTTTAGTAAGAAGACTTGGGAACTTGTCGGAGGGTTTCCTGAAGGAGGCATTCAGATTAATGGACATTTCTTTGACTACCATTTCTGTAAGCAGATAATGCGACATAGACTACGAATTGGTATCGCTAAGGGTATATACTTGTTCCATTACTATCGATTTGAGAGTGGTCAAGATACTAGAAGAAATATTAGTCATCTTCTATGAGTTTGTATCTTTAATAGTTTTTTTCAATCTTTGTGTATGAATGAGGATTTAGATTTCGAATCTATCGAACAAAAAAGCTATTCAGATTATCCTGAGGCAGTTAGAAATAATGCTAAAAGGGTTCTTAAATATGTTGAGGAGAACGGTTGGGGGCCATGTGGCACAGATGTTGGAAAGCAAAGAGCAAATCAGCTTGCAAAAGGCGAGCCTTTGTCAGTAGATACAATCAAGAGGATGTATAGCTATCTAAGTAGACATGAGGTTGATTTACAATCTTCTAGCTCTTACGAGGATGGCTGCGGTCTATTGATGTACGATGCATGGGGAGGAAAAGCTGCACTATCGTGGAGCAGGAGTAAACTGAGAGAATTAGGAGAAATAAAAGAACAGAGCAATATGGGTTTTCTAACTAAAGGTATTAACCAAGGATTTCAAGATGCCGACATGAAGCAAGGTGTTGTTTCAGGTTATTTTGCAATGTTTGGGAACAAGGACTTGGATGGTGATGTCATCGAGAGAGGAGCATTTGCTAAGACTATCCAGGAGCGTGGGCCTAATGGTAAGAAGCTTATCAAGTATTTGCTAGATCATGACTCTAAGAAATCTGTTGCTCTTATTACCAACCTAGAGGAGGACATGAAGGGTTTGAGATATGAGGCTAAGATTGGTACTCATAGCTTGGGTGTTGACTTCATGAAAATGGTAGAGTCAGGACTTATTAACCAGCATAGCTTTGGATTCTCTGTACCTAAAGATAAGCAGTACTTTGATGGCAATAAAAAAGCTAATGTTATCAAGGAAGTTATCATGTACGAAGGATCAGCAGTACAGTTCTTGGGAGCGAATCCTGAGACTACATTTATCGACTTGAAGTCCGAATCAGATGCTTTTGAATACCTTGACAGACTTGAGAAGTTTGTGAAGACTTCTGACGCAACTGATGAGACACTTGTCAAACTAGAAGAAAGACTTAAATCACTTTACGAAGTTCTAAAGCCGAAAGAAATCACTTTAGAAAAGGTTAAAGCCGATTTGGATAGTAATAAATTAATTGAATCACTTAAATCTACATTTAGAAATCATGGCAGAATTGCAAATTAAAGAGGTTCAGGATTTTCTAGCCGAAGAGCTACAAACCCTGAAGAAAAACTTCTCTACTGAAAGAGAAAAAGATGTTGTTGGATTTGACACCAAAGTTAAAGACGCAATGGACAAGCTTACTGCTGATATGCAGTCTAAGCACGCTGACATCCAGAAGGAAATGGATAAGGCTCTTGCTGACATCACCGAGAAATCTGCTCCTAAAGTTGAGCGTAAGAACTTCGGTTGGTCTTTGCATGAGACTTTGAAGTCTAACCACGCTGAGATGGTTAAGAATGTAAAATCTGGTAAGGGCATGGAAATGACCATGAAGGATTTCAACTATTCTGACTTCACAGGTTATGAGCCTTTCGTAACTGACTTCAGAGACCCAATCTTGGTTAAGTATGAGTCTTTCCATTACAGAAATGTCCTTCCTGGAGGAACAATGTCTGGTGAATTCGTTAAGTATCCAAAAGAAAACGCTACCGTAGGTGGAGCTAACACTTGGGCATACGGATCAGGTCAAGGTGGAGCTAACGTAGCTAAGCCTGAAATCGAGCCTAAGTTCACTACTTACCAAGCAGATGCTGAGTGGATTGCAGGTCTTATCAAAGGTGTTCCTGTATCTATGATCGAAGATTTGGCTTGGATGACTTCATTCTTGCAGAACAAAGGTCGTGCTGAATTGTTGAAGAAGGAAGATACCTTCATCCAAGGTTTGCTTCTTGATGCTGCTAACTCTGAGAACTACAACGGTTCTAAGACTGTAAGCATTGAAATCTTGATTGATGCTGCTTTGCGTCAATTGAAGAACAACCTTCACACTCCAACTGGAATCGTATTGTCTAACCAAGATTATGTAAACATCTTGTTGGGTAAGGCTTCTGGTTCTGGTGAGTATGACTTCCCAGGTGTTGTGACTGTTAATCCTTTGACTGGACAACTTAATGTAGTTGGTATCCCTGTATTCTCTAACTCTTACCTTTCTCAAGGAACTGGTATCGTTGGTGATTGGAATCAAGCTCAGTTGTTGACTCGTCAGGCTCCTCGTATCAGATTCTTCGATCAGAACTCTGACGATGCTGAGAAGAATGTTATCTTGGTTCGTGTTGAGGAGAGAGTTGCACTTCCTGTGTTCTATGACAATGCGTTCATTAAGGTAACTTTGGCTTCCTAATTAGAAGTCAATAGTTTAGAATAAGAGCCTTGGATATTTTCCAAGGCTTTTTTATTATCTTTGAGTCATGGCAGGATATGAATACAACGAAGATATGCTTGGCGATATACTGCCAGTATATGAATACTTAGGTGCAACAGGACTCCAGATAAGGTTTACGAGTGAGGCAAGCTATGTCGAGCCTTACAATGTAGATGACTTTAAGGACTATGCTAGAATCGATTTTGATACCGATGACAACTTGATTCTATTGTTTCTAAAGTCAGCTAGACAGAACATTGAGCAGTATATGCAGAAGTCTTTGGGTGTACGGACAATCAACTTGATTGCCTTGCATTTGCCTAAGAACTATAAGTTGCCTTATGGCCCTATTCAGTCAATAACTACGGCAGGTTACAACTTATTTGGTGATTTGCTAAAAGAAGGTGGTAAAGACATTAATATCACCTATGTTACCAATGCAAGTTTGGTAAATGATGCCATTAAGCAAGCAATCTATCGTCAAGCCTACCATTACTACGAATACAGAGAGGCTAATTCTAAGCCTGATTTGTTAAGTGAGGTTAAGTTGTTAGTAAATCCATACAGAAGAATAGTATTCCCATGATGCGTGAAAAAGTGGTATTTAAAAGGTCTGTACAGACTCAAGACCCTGTTACTGGTCAACTGATAAATACCGTATCTGTTTACTACGAACCAAAGGGTGCTAGTGTTAAAGAAATTACACCTAGCGTAGATACTATTGTACAGAAGCAAGACTTAGGCACTTTGATTGAGGTTGTGATTCGATACAATCCTTCTGTTGTCATTCAGAATGGAGATCAGATTGAGTGGAGAGGTTATTACTTTACTTCTCTTGCACCAAAGGTTGACCCATTGAGAAGATACATTACTATCAAGGCATTCTCTGCAATGGAAACAACTAATAGAAATGGGAGTCCAAGTTAAGGTAAGCGGAATCAATATTCTTTTAAAGGATTTAGACCAATACTCTGAAAAGATACAGGCAGGTATCTATAAGGAAATAAGGGATTGGGCAGAGAGAACCGAGGCTGATGCTAAGCGAGATGTAGCTTATGACACAGGAGCATTGCAGTCTACAATTCGTTCTGTTGTCTCAAATAATGGATTGACATGGATTGTCAAAGCTGGAGGTATTAAAGGTGTTAATTATGCCCCATACATAGAGTTTGGTACAGGAACAGGTGTAGACCAAGGATTTTTACAAGAATATGGCTTAGTAAAATATGCTAGTGATTTTATTGGAAATCAAGAGCCAAATAAACCATTACCTGAAAGGTCATTTTTATATAAGAACGCTAGGTTGGAGTTTGCTAAAACTTTAGCTAATATTAAGAAACTTCTACAAACACAATGAAACAATTAAAGGATTGGGCACAGATTTTTGCTTTGGCATTTCTGTGCCTTTCAATTTGCTCAGGCATCCTAGAGTTTGCACTATGGTGCAACAAGCCGTTTGCTTATCTTTTATCCGTATCTTTCTGCTTCTTAGTTATCTGGGGAGGAGTAGAAATATATGAGCGTTCTAAATGAACTACACGGACAAAATATATCTTTCAAGACATTCTTATTTTGAGAAACGATTTGCTAGGCTAATCAACCGAGCATTGGATGAGCAATACGATGAAATGGCTCGTTTATTTGAGTCAGGACAAGACATCGGGTCTGTGAGTAGTCAAGGTATAGCTATGGTATATCAAGCCATGTATCAGCTTATAATGGAGGATGAGGGCACATTAACTTGGAACGAGTTTGTCAAGCCAATCACCAACCAAGAAATACAGACAAAAGACATTTTTGATGAGGTTGCAAGTACTCTTGCACCTCAAGATGTAAATGAGATGACTTCATTTTGGAGAAGGATAATGGATGGCTTTCTTAGCACCTACATTGGCTTTAGAATTGCAGAAGTCCTATCCACAGGAGTCAAGAGAGTAAATGAATTAATAGGCAAAAGCAGAGCAGATGGATTAAGCAACGAGCAGATAGCTGACTTGATTAGACAGACAGACCTTGTGCTACGATCTAACACGATTGCAAGAACAGAGGTTACCAATGCAATGAGCAAAGCACAACTTCTTGCACTAGAAAGCTCAGGGTTGAATTGGCAGAAGGCATGGAAGGCAATCCGTGATGATAGAACTAGAGATGCCCACCTATTTACAGACCCTAAGTTCTTTATTCCAATCAAAGACAACTTTATTATTAATGGTCAGCAGTTGGCATATCCTGGCGATTCAACCCAAGGGGCTTCTATGACTAACACGATTAATTGCAGATGCAGATTGTCCTTTAGGCAGCAGGGTTCTAGGTTTGGATTTACAAATCGTTAAAAAACCTTATCTTTGACTATGGATTTATCAAAAGCATTAAAAGCTGGTTATTTTCAAGCACTATATCCAGAAATAGGTGTTCCAATATATGATGCATTCTCAATTCCTGAGATGGCACCATATCCTTATGTGATTATCTCTAGCATTACTACTTCTGAAATTGCAAACACAAGTTGCAAGAAGTTTAACGCTGATGTGACCTTAGACATTGTAACTGGCTTTACTAGGCCAACAGGCATGGATCAGGCATTTGATATTGCAGAAGATATTGAGGCAATTATAAATCCAACTAATAAAGTAGACATTAATATTACCGCTTACGGTTGGAAAATTGGCAATACGAACCTTGCTACTTCCGATGGTGTTCAGTTAAGAACTAGTGAATATTGGATTTACAGAAATGTTAGGACATATTCTCATATAGTTGTACCTCTTTGATAATAAAAAAAAATCTAATACCTTTGAAATAATAAAATAAAAATACTATGGCAAACGAAATATTTAGTAAAAGCCTTGGGGTTTACATCGACACCTCACTTACTTCAACTCCAGCTTGGAAATTGGCTGTATGTACCTCCTCAAAGTCTTTGTCTGTTTCCGTAGCATCTACTGAAATCAACAATGATTGTACAGGTGACTTTGTAAGAAACCTTCCTTCTACCATCTCTTGGACTATGAGCTTTGAGGGTGATGTAAACAAAAATCCTGGTGTAAACGAAATTTCTGCTGAAGGAATTTTTGATATTGTCATTACAAGAGCAACTAAGAAGTTTAAGATTGAATCTCTAGATTCTACTTACATCCGTTACGGACAAGGATTCATCTCTCAGTTTGATGAAACTGCAACCGCTCCTGAATATCAGACATACTCTGTAACAATCACTGGTTCTGGCCCGATTGATGACGCTATTCCATCATAATTTCTGTTTTCGTGTTTGTGTTTAGTAAAAAGGCTCCTTTTTTAGGAGCTTTTTTTTTGCTTGTTACATTTATTACTAAATTAGTGGCATGACAGGAATAATGACACTAAACATAGGCGGTAAGAACCGAACCTTGCGATTCAACAACTTTTCAGCTATTGAACTAGCCAAGATTATCTACAAGGGTGAGAATGCTAATTTTGAGACTGAGGACTTGTTAAATCGAATCATGAAGCTTAATGAGAAGAATCACTTTCTACTTGTTAAGACATTGATTTACGCAGGTATCATTGGCAACGATTATGTTGTTGGCTTTGATGAATCTGTAACTGTCGAACAAGTTGGTGAGTGGATTGCACAGATTGGTGAACAAGACATTTATTCTGTATGGCAAACTTTTTGGACTTCTATGGGAGTTGACTTGCCTGCGGTTAAGGAATTAGAGTCAGCATCTGATCCTCTTGAGGAAAAAAAAAGTTAACATGGATTGATATTTGCCAAGAATGTTTCGGTGAACTTCGCATACTTCCGCGAAATTTTTATGAAATGACTTTTGCTGAGACTATCTTGACTTTGCGTGGTCATCAGGTAGGTCAAGCGAGGGAATGGGAAAAGTATAGACTTGTAGCGTACCAGGTATATACTTCAATACCAAAGAAAGAAGCTAATAAAAGCATTCAGCAGTACTTTCCATTGCCTACTGATAAGGGGGATAAGAAATTTAATGCAGAAATGGTTCAAGCTCGTAGACAAGCCTTCTTAGATAAGATGGCTAAAAATTAGTATTTTTGAAATATGAATGAGCTTCAAATAAGATTAACTGCCGATATAAAGGATTTGCAATCAGCCATTAACAAGGCGAAGGCAACTTTAAAATCATTTGAATCTGAAACTGCAAAGGATTCTGATAAATCCAATGTAGGATTTCGTAGAAAGATTGGATTGATTGAGCAGTTAACTGCTAAAGCTAAAGCATTAAAAGTTTCTCTAAGTCAAGCAACTAATGAACAGCAGATTGCCAAGTTTAATGCTGAACTTGAACAAACAAATCAAGAGCTTGCTAGGCTTAATTCTTTAGGTAAATCTTTTGCTAATAGTTCCGCTCAGTCATTTGATAAATTTAGAGTATCAGCAGGAGCAGCTAGTGGATCAGCAATTGCTTTTAACAGAATTATTCAAGATGCTCCTTTTGGTATTATTGGTGTTGGAAACAACATTCAACAATTTGCAGAACAATTAAGTGCTTTAAAAGCTACTACTGGAAGTACTGGGGCTGCTGTCAAATCATTTTTTACAAGTTTAATTAGCCCAGCAAATCTAGCAATTTTAGCAGTATCAGCAGTTACTGCTGCTTTAACTGCTTATGCTTTAAGTGCAGAGCAAACAAAAAGTCCTGTTGAAGAATTAAAGCAAGCTCAAGATGATTTTAATAAGTCTCTTAAGGATACAAATGCATTGTTAGCTCAAGGATTATTAAATAATTTACTAAAAGAAGTTGGATTACTTAAAACAGAAAATCTTGGAGGTAGATTAGTTGATGTTCCTGCATTTGAAACAGCAGGTCAAGTGGTTGATGCTTTATCTGGAAAAATAAATAGACTAAGAAAAGGAGAGCTTGAACTACTTGAAGGATTTCTAAAAGAACAAATTTCTAGTGCAACTAGAGATTACGCTAACTCAAATAATGAATTAGAAAAATCTTTAGCTACTGAACAAATTGGATTATATAGAGAATTACTAGTAAAAGTAAATCAGCAATTAGCTTTTTATAAGGATGTAACAAAAGATGCAGCTAAAGAAACAGAAACATTCTTTGACTTACAGGCAGCTTTAACTGATAAACAAACTGATTATATTGATAAGTTAATAGAAAAATATGGAGGATTAAAAAAAGCCATAGAAGAATCTCCTGAGATTAAAGTTGATGAAAGTCAACTAGAAGGTTTAGAGTTAGGTGGTAAATTTGGTCTTGGAATTATTGGAGGTATTGAAAAAGATATTTCAGGATTAGAGCAATTAAAAAGAGTTACTGATGATCCTGAAAGAATTCAGAAATATAATGACCAAATAGCTGTTTTAAGACAGAGATTAAATGAATTAAATGGAGAACAAGTCAAAAGTAACTTAGAAATAATTGTTGACGCATTTAGTTCTCTTGGTGCAGGAATTGCTGCGTCATTAAACATTAGTGACAGAGCATTAAGAGGATTTGTTACTACTTTGCTTTCTGCAACTCCTAAGATTATTGGAGCAATCATACAACAAGCTGCTGCTAGAAAAGCTGAGGCTGCTGCTGCAAATGTCGCTAATGCTCAAGTGGCAACTGGTAATGCAGTTGTTGTCGCAACAGAAGGAGCTAAAGGATTAGGCCCAGTTGGTTTAGCATTACTTCCTGTATTTATTGCAGGAGCAGTTGCCTTGGTAAGTGCAGCATTCGGTAAAGCAAAAAGTGGAGGAAGTTCTAATTCGGCAGGATCAGGTTCTACCTTTACAAACAGAAGAGAGTTTGGTGGGCCTGTATCGAAAGGAAGAGCATACATCGTAGGTGAGCGTAGACCTGAGTTGTTCGTTCCTAACACCAATGGAGTAATTTTACCTCAACTTCCATCAATGGATTATTCTGGAACTTCTATGTCAGCAGGAGCAATGGCAATAGATGTTAATATTCAAGGGGTTTCCTATGGAGATGACATCTTGTTTACTGTGCAGCAGGCTCAAATCAGAAGAAACATAAGATAAAAAAAACCTTGACCACACGGCCAAGGCTTTTAGCTTAACAAAAACCCAAAATAACTACTATGAAATTCTTTTTCTGAGTAGTGCTATTTTTCTGATTCGATGCTCATCGACATCGTACTTAATGCAACTTTTCTCGATTAATTCGTCTGTGATGTTCTCAGGAGTTGCCCTGATTTCTGCTATGCACTTGGCGATAGCCTCTGATGATTCTTTCAATGTTCTGTTCATGTTGGGACAAATCTAATCGAAGACTAAATATAAGTCAAGATAATCCCTATTTTTTTTTGTATTTTTGACCAATGGCAGAATACAGATTCATTTCGGGACTATTTGGAGGCACAGGTTCAATCACAGTTAATGGTGCAGCTCCTTTACTATCCTATGAGGAAGGAACTTCTTTAACCATTCTAGGAACCTTTGATTCTGGATTTAGTTTTAGCTCCTACAACATAAACAATGGTTTCCTAACTTCGGTAACTAACCCTTGGACATTTACAATGCCGTCAAGGGATATCAAGCTCAGAGTTAACCTTACAGGCACATTTACACCAAGTGATGCGGATTATGAACTTAGATTCTTTTCAGAAACTGAGGATCAGTCTAATCAACTTATAAGATTAGAAATCTATGAATTTGGATATGTTGGTGCTGCAACAAAGAAAGATACCGCAGGATTCTCATTCCGTTGGGGGAACTTTGGTCAAGACGAACTAGAGCCAATCGTAAGGTCATCATTTAGCTTTGGTCTTGTTGGAATGCGTGACGAGTACTTCGAGCTTCTTGAAGGAGGTTACAGAAAGTGGCTACTTAAAGTTATAATAGAAGGTGATTTGTTTTGGGAAGGGTACATAAACAATTCTACCCTTACAATTAATGAAGTAGGAATCAGAGAAGTAATGGAGTTTACTGCTTCTGATGGATTTAATTCATTTGACTCTAAAAGAGTAAATGAGCAGTACTTTGATGGCTTTTCAGGTAACACATTTGTTGGAGGATTCTTTGGGGCATTAAATCAAACATTCCCTTTGTTAAGGCCAATAAATATGGCCTGTGAAATATACGAGACTAGGCTAGATACTAATGATGGTGTATTTGAACAGCTATTGATTCCTTCTAACGCTGTGTTTACAGATGGTGAGATACCTTTGTATCTTTCAATTAATGGCATTGTTGAAAATACATCTGTTTACATATCAGAATTCCTAACTTCCCTTCTGAAGCCATTTCTTTGCAGAGTTTTCTTGTGGAGAAACGAGTTTTATATAATTTCATTGCCTGAATTGGCTAAGGATTCTTATAGACTGTTTAACTACAATACAGACGCTGAAAGAGAAGGGATTACAACAATAACTCCTGGCATGAATGTTTCTTGCAAGTTTACTTCAGGACAACGCACAGGGAGACCTGTTTACACAGAGTTTACGGCCACATTGCAACTTGGTGTACTAGATTACTCATCTCGTGGAGGAATCTATGAGGAGCCATTTAGTGTTGATTCTTGGGAGTTTAATTTAGCAGGTAGTGCATACCCAGGAGTTTATCAGTTAAGGCTATGGAACTATGTTCGTTCTATTCCTAGCGGTCAGCCTAGCTCCTATCCAACAGGAACTAATCCTGCTAGAATACAATATGTATCTGATTCGCTAGGAGAATATGCTAAGATATGGGGCACAAGCTCTGTAAGCGGAACAGGAGACATAAATATATCATTTATAGAACTTGACTCTACAAGAGTATTTACTGGTATTCCGATTGCTCAAGACTTAGCGAATACATTAAGTTTTCAGCTTGAGTTTATCTTTGAACCTAGATTCTCAGGCGAACTACCAAGACCAAATACAAATGCAGGTGTTATGATTAACATCGGAACTAAA